ATGACAACACGTGGTGGAAAAAGAGAAGGAGCTGGTAGACCGAAAGGATCTACTTGTGCTAAGAAATGGAAGATGCTTGATGATTTAGCAATCAAGTACAATCATTCTCCATTAGATTACTTATTAGCAGTACTCAATAATCCTATGTCATCTCCTGAAAGAAAGATGATGGCAGCCGAGAAAGCTGCACCTTACGTTCACTCAAAATTAGCTACGACAGTTACAAAACTTGGATCAGATGGCCCAATCAAAATCAATATTAAGTGGGGAGACGAGTAAAGAGGAAACTAAAGATATAGTTATTCCTTATACACCTCGTCCTTTACAAAGAGAAGTACATAACAGTCTTAAAAGATTTAATGTGCTAGTATGCCATCGTAGATTTGGTAAGTCAGTATTAGCTATTAACGAATTAATTAGAACAGCTATAAAAAAAAATAATCAGAAGTGTGCATTTATAGCTCCGACATATAGACAAGGTAAATCTATTGCTTGGGAATATTTAAAAATTTATACAAAACCACTAATGTATTTAGGTGGTAGTAAAAACGAAACAGAATTAAAAATAGAATTATTTAACGGATCTACTCTACAAATATTTGGAGCAGATCATCCTGATTCACTTAGAGGTATGGGTTATCATGGAGTTGTGATGGACGAATTTGCTATCATGGCACCAAGAACCTGGACAGAAATTATACGTCCAGCAGTAGCTGATACAATGGGATGGGTTATGTTTATTGGAACACCAATGGGTCATAATCAATTTTGGGAAGTATATGATTTTGCACAACGAGGACAAAAGAATTGGTTTGCAAAAATGTATAGAGCTTCTGAAACCAATGTAGTTCCTGACGAAGAATTAAAAGATGCACAGTCCATAATGACTGAAGAACAATATAACCAAGAGTTTGAATGTTCTTTTACTGCTGCTGTAAGTGGTAGTTATTTTGGAAAATTAGTTACCAAAGCTGATAATGAAAAGAGAATTGGGAGTATTCCAGTCGAAGAACACGTAGGTGTCGAGACATGGTGGGATTTAGGTATTGGGGATTCAACAGCTATTTGGTTTGCACAAAGAATAGGTGAAGAAATACACCTTATAGATTATTATGAAAACTCAGGTGAGTCTTTAGCTCACTACGCAGAAGTCTTAGAAGATAAGAACTATAACTACGAAAGACATATAGCACCTCATGATATACAAGCTAGGGAATTAGGAACAGGAAAATCTAGATTAGAAGTTGCTAACGATTTAGGAATAGACTTTGAAGTTTGTGCTAAATTAGAGGTTGATCATGGTATAGAATCTGTTAGGAATGCTTTACCACATTGTTGGTTCGATAGAGAAAAATGCAAATTGGGTTTAGATGCATTACGTCAATATCGTAAACAATGGGATGAGAAGAACCAAGTTTTTAAAAATAAACCTTTGCACGATTGGTGTTCACACGCATCAGATGCGTTTAGATATGGATGCGTACATGATCCTATTGATACATCAGACTGGCAAAGACCAATAAATGTGGATTATAAATATATAGTATGACAGAAAATGAAATTGTAGCAATATTAAATAGAGAACTAAGATCATCATCAGGTTATATCGGTGGTGAAATAGTATCTCGTAGACGTAAGTCTTTAGAATATTATTTAGGTAAACCTTTTGGTAATGAACAAGAAGGAAGATCTCAAGTCGTAAGTACAGATGTATCTGATACGATCGAATCTTTAATGCCTTCTTTAATGAAAATTTTTACAGCTGGAGATAATGTATTTCATTGTGAACCTGCTGGGCCTGAAGATGAGAAGGTAGCTAAACAAGCTAGTGATTATATTAACCATGTTTTCTATAAAGAGAACAGAGGTTTTTCTGCATTGTATACAGCATTCAAAGATGCCTTAGTACAAAAGAATGGTATCTTAAAAGTTTATTGGGATGACTCTGAAAAAACTACTAGAGAAGAATATAAAAAATTAACAGATGATGAGTATAATTTATTACTTGCAGATGATGAAGTTACAGAATCAGAACATCAAGAATACGATGAAGAATTTAAAGATAATAATGATAAGGTTATTGATACAGTAACATTTCATGATGTCGTTATTCATAAGACACAAAAATATGGACAAGTTAAAATTGATCCTATTCCACCTGAAGAATTTTTAATAGAACGTAGAGCTAAATCTATCGAGTCTGCTAACTTCGTTTGTCATAGAGTAAGTATGACTAGAACTTTATTAGTAGAAATGGGTTATGATAAAGATATGGTTTATGATCTACCTACTGGTAATTCAGAAGATTATTTAGAAGATAGACAAGTAAGATACCAAGATACAGATTTTTCTTCACCACAAGATAGAGGTGATAGTTCTTCTGATGAAATATTAGTACATGAATGTTATGTAAGATTAGATGTTAATGGTGATGGTAAATCAGAATTAATGAAAGTCTGCTTAGCAGGTAATGGATCTTATAAGATATTAGATATGACAGAGGTTGATTCAATTCCTTTTGTTTCAATGACTCCAATTATTATGCCTCACAGATTTTATGGTAGATCTGTTTCTGAGCTTATTGAAGATATACAATTAATTAAATCTACTGTTATGAGACAGATGTTAGATAATATGTATCTAACTAATAATAATAGAATTGCTATTCAAGATGGTCAAGTAGCTATGGATGATCTTTTAACAAATCGTCCAGGTGGTATTGTAAGAACTAAACAACCACCTGCTAATGTTATGCAAGTCATGGCAGCTCAACCTATTACAGAACAAGCTTCAGGATTATTAAACTATTTAGATTCAGTAAGAGAAGCACGATCAGGTGTTACAAAATCTTCACAAGGTTTACAAACAGATTCACTTAATACAGATACTGCAACTGGTATGAACCAGGTTTTAACTCAATCTCAAATGAGAATGGAATTGATTGCTAGAACTTTTGCAGAAACTGGTGTTAAAGATTTAGGAATTAAGATATTTGAATTACTTTGCAAGTATCAGCAAAAAGAAAAATTAGTTAGAATTAGAGGTGAGTTTGTACCTATGGCTCCATACGAATGGAGAAATAGAGTTAACTTATCTGTTAAAGTAGGATTAGGTACAGGTTCTAAAGAACAACAACTTATACTTCTTAATGGTATTTTACAAAGACAACTACAAGCAATACAATTACAACAGAATGTATATGGCCCAGTAGTTAATCTTAAAAATATATATTCCACATTACAAAAACTTGTAGAGAATGCAGGTCTTGGAAGTGTAGAACCATTCTTTATGGATCCTGAAGTAGGTGCATCACAAATGCCACCACTTCCACCTAAGCCACCAACAGAATTTGAAAAGGTATCATTAGCTCAAGTACAAGGTGAAAACCAAAGAAAATCTCTAGATGCTGAAGTATCTATGAAAAAACTAGAAGCTGAATTAAGACAAAGTATGCTAGATTTTGAACTAAGAGTTAAAGAGATGGAACTTAAATATGGTACTAAAATAAATGAGCTTGAAATGAAGAACCGATCTGTGGTAGAAACACAACAAGTTAAACAATCAGGTGATTTATTTAAAGAAATAATGAAAGGTCAAAAAACATTTTTTAATGACAAAGGATCTAACAAAACAGATTTCGCAGGGAACAAAGGCCCAGTTAATACTGGACGAACCCCTGATGAAAGAGGCGATTAGTTATTTAAAGACTCGATACAAAGAGGAAATATTTAACACGTCTTATAAAGATCACGATCAAAGACAAGTTCTTTGGATGGCCTATAATATGGTCGACAAAATCAAAGGACATCTTGAGTCTGTGATGAATGAAGGAAAACTAGCCTCCAAAGAGCTAGATCAACTACAAGACTTAACTAAGTAATTAGAAGTCTATTTCGCTAATCCAATCCAGGAAGCGATCAACCTAAAAGGAGAATCTATGCAAGTAGATAAAACTATAAAAGGTGCTGCTGATAAAATAACAGGACTACTGAATCCTCAAGAAGGACAATCAGAACCTGAGAAAAAACAGACAGAACCACAAGAGCAAACACAGGAAAAACCAGTTCAAGAAACTGCACCTGATGTTGTTGAAGAAGTTAGCAAATCCGAGACTGAGGAAGCTAAACCTGAAACTGACAGCTCTGAAATAACTGAGACAGAACAAACCGAACAACAAGAAGAACAAGAACCTTCACTCCACCGAGTCAAAGTACAAGGTCAAGAGTTAGAGGTCAGCTTGGACGAATTGAAATCAGGTTATTCAAGAGACTCAGATTATCGACAAAAGACACATGCTTTATCCCAAGATAAGAAAACACTTGATGATCAAAGAATGAGCCTTAGTCAAACGTATGACAGTAAGCTAAAAGAATTGAATGATTTAATTGGCATGGCCAGTAACTATATCAGTCAACCTTCTAACGATGCAGATCTCAAAAAGATGTATGACGAAGATCCTGCGAATGCTGCTAAGATAGATTTTGAAATGCGTCAACAAAGAGAATCTTTTAATAAATTAAGATCTCAAAATGATGCACTAAAAGCTCAGCAGTATAATCAATACATAGAAGAACAAAGAACTTTGGCAGCAACTAAGATCCCTGAATATAGTGATCCAAACAAAGCAGTTACTTTCAAAACTCAGATGAAACAATCTTTATCTGAATATGGATTTAATGAGCAAGAAATTGGTTCATTAGCAGATCATAGATTCCTTATGGTTCTAAGAGATGCAATGGGATATAAAGCCTCGAAGGCAGCACCAGCAACTAATAAAAAAGTTACTACAGCTCCTAGAGTAATTAAATCAGGAACTCCTAAGATGGAGGATTCTAAACGTGCTACTGTTAAACAAAAAATTGGTAGATTGAGAAAGTCAGGTAAACTGAACGATGCTCATTCTGCTATTCTTGAAATAATCTCAAAAAACAAATAGGAAAATAACATGGCACAACCAACAAACACCTTTGATACATACGATGCAGTAGGTATTAGAGAAGATCTACAAGATGTTATTTACTCAATTTCTCCAACTGAAACTCCTTTCATGAGTGCAGCTGCGAGAGAGCAGGTAAAAAACACTTTCCACGAATGGCAAACAGATAGTTTAGCAGCAGCAGTCACTAACAATAAAGTTATTGAAGGCGATGAAGCTACTCTAGATGCATCAACAGCAACAGCTAGAATTGGTAACTACACACAGATCATGGATAAGACTGTAGTAATTACTGGTACACAAGAAGCTGTTGATAAAGCTGGTAGAGCAAGTGAACTTGCATACCAAATTGCTAAAAAATCCAAAGAGTTAAAAAGAGACATCGAGTCTACTTTATTAACTAACCAAGTAAGAGCAGCTGGTAATGCATCAACTGCAAGAACATTTGCTTCTATAGGTGCTTGGATTGCAACTAACGATTCATTAGGTACGTCTGGAACTTCTCCGACTGCTTCTGATGGTTCTGACGCAAGAAACGATGGAACTCAAAGAGCATTAACTGAATCTATGTTGAAAGAAGTTATCAAAGGAACATGGAACTCAGGTGGTAACCCATCTGTAATCATGGTAGGCCCATTCAACAAACAGAAAATCTCAGGATTTACTGGTGGATCTACTAGATTCGATGCTTCAGAAGATAAAACTTTATACACTTCAATAGATGTATATTCTTCTGACTTTGGTGATTTAGAAGTAGTACCAAACAGATTCTCTAGAGATAGAGATGCTTTAGTTCTAGATATGGACTATTGGTCTGTAGGGTTCTTAAGAGACTTCACAATGCATGAACTTTCTAAAACTGGTGACTCAGAAAAAAGACAGCTATTAGCTGAACTTACTTTGATCTCTAGAAATGAAGGTGCTTCAGGCATGGTTGCAGACTTAACAACATCATAATTTATAAATACATAGGGGAGTAACCTCAAACTACTCCCCTTGTATCAAACCCAAATATGAAGTATTAAGAGGTCAATAATACGGAACATACAAAGGAGAAAACATGAGAACATTAAACGACTATTTTATACAAGCCGAAATAGAAGATATTAGTACAGCTTCATCTACATTTGTTGCAGTACCTGATGGTGGAAAAGTAATAAAAATTATTACTGCTTTACAAGGTGCAATAACAAGTGCTGATGCTGCATTAACTTTTGAAATCGGTGGAACTGCTATGACAGGATCTGCAATAACTGTTGCAAATTCAGGTTCAGCAGCTGGAACTGTAGATTCGTCTGCACCTACAGCAGCTAACGATGTACTTGAAGATGGAACTATTGAAATCATTACAGATGGTGCATCTAGTGGTACTAAGAAATGTCTTGTTACATTTGTAGTAAGAAGATAATAAATTAATATTGGGGAGAGCAATCTCCCCTAACAAATTAAAGGAAAATAATATGAATTACGGATTAAGACATGGAACTGTATTAAAACTTACTTCAGGAAGTTCATCTTCTGCAAGTTCAGCTTTTACAGCTAACATAGCATACATAAGGGTAGTAAGTACTATTGCTTGTCATATACAAGTAGCTGTATCGCCAACAGCAGCAATTACCACTACATACTTACCTGCAAATGAAGTTGAAATTATTAAAGTTTCACCTGGAGAAAAAATTGCAGTATTAAGAGTTGGTGGATCTGATGGAGAATTATACGTTACAGAACTAAGTGAATAATGTCTATATTAAGAGATCAGGAATCTGACGGAACTAAATATTTTGTAGAACCTGACGGAAAAGTAACAGTAAAAAGATCACAAGATGTTAATCCTATTCTTCAAAAGAATAAAAGATTATATAATCTTAATGATGGTTATTCTCAAACAAAAGATATTAAACGTGTAGCTAGTATTCCAACTATGGTTTTAGAACTATGGGCTAGAGAATATAATGGAACTAATAATTGGTGGCAAATACCAAAAGTAGAAAGAACAAAAATTTTAAAGTTAAAACTAAATAGTAGCGAGTATCGTTACTTTAGAACAGCATCAGGAAGAATGTAATGGCATTATCAACATACACAGAACTTAAATCATCAATAGCAAATTTTTTAAACAGATCAGATCTTACAACTGAGATACAAGATGATTTTATAAAACTTACTGAAGCTGATTTTAATGCTAAGTTACGTATAAGACAAATGGAACAGAATGATGATGTTACTATTAATGCAGAATTAGTAACTGTACCAACAGGTTTTATAGCTGTTAGATCATTTCATATATTATCAGCTAGTACTAAATATCATTTGGAATATATAACTCCAGGTAATATGTTTGAAATAAAAGGAGGTTCGACTTCAGGTATGCCTAGAACGTATACTATAGAGTCAGAT